GGTGGATTTAGATTGACAAAAGAAAACTTAAACTATTCGGCCAAAGGCTTGAATGGCATTTTTAAGAAGTACTTTCCAACATTAGAATCAGCTAAAGCTTATGAAAGAAAACCTGAGAAGATTGCTAATAAGGTTTATGGAGGTAGAATGGGTAACGGCGCAGAGTCAACTGGAGATGGCGCTAAATATTGTGGTCGCGGTTACATCCAATTAACTGGTAAAGACAACTACACAGCATTTGGAAAATCAATCAACGAAGACATTGCAACTAATCCAACATTGGTTGCTGACAAATATGCTTTATTATCTGCAGCTTGGTTTTTTAATAAGAACAAATTGCACATAATGGCTGATGGTGGTGCTACTGATGCAGTAGTTACTTCAATCACAAAAAGAGTAAACGGTGGAACTATCGGATTACCTGATAGAATCAAACATTTCAAAGAATATCACGCATTGTTATCATAATGAATAAAGACTTAGACATATTAAAAGCAATTCTTTTGGAAGCCGAAGGCGACGAGAAAGAAGTAGAGAAAAACGACGCTGAAGAAAAGGCAGACAACAGAGCTAGCGAAAAAGACGACAAACCTGATTCCTCTTTCGATAAGGACCCAATGGGTTTTATTCTAAAGAAGTATCACACGTTGAACGAGTTATTGAGTGAATTAATGACTCCCGCTTTTAAGGAATACATCACTGCTATATTCATTCAGTCACCTAAGCCTACTACTTTTAAAATTGTTTTACACAACACTCAATACTTCTATTTAAGTTATATGGGCGATGGCATATACGAAGCTATCATTGCAGGTAAAAGACATTATTTGTCTTCTATCGGTGAAAAGGAAAGAGCAATGAAAGGCATCAGTAGATTGCTACAACAAGGCAGTCCATTAAAAACAAAAGGACCTGAAGGCGCTGAAGAGGGAACAAGACCTGAAGGTGAAGACGACGGTAGTTTAAGCGGAGGAAATAATAACGGAGGAGGAGATCAAACAGCGGGAGCAGAAGCAACAGCTGAACCAGCGGAAGAAGAAAACGCACCAATAACAGAATCAGCTATACTTAGGGGAATTTTAATAGAAGCAAATTTAGCCGCTCCAACTTTATTTAAAGCAATACAAAAAGAACTTGAAAAAGCTAAATACAAAGTAGTACCAGAAAACAAAGGCAGCAGAGGATTAGTATTAAGAACTAATTTTGAAACTTCAAAGAATGTTCAAGCATTAATTGAAAAAACAATAAGTAAACTAATACCTAAAGACGCTTTTAAAGTACAAGAATTTCAAAAAAACCAAGGCGAATCCAAATCGGGTACATATCCTACTTATAAAGTACAACTAACTAAAGCCGTAGATGGTTATAAAAAAGGAGAATCAGTTTTTATAGTAAGCACCGTAAAAGAAGGCGCTTCTACAAAAACAAAAGCATTAACTCCAGTTAAATTGGGGCTTACTACTGGTAAATTTAAAAATGCATTGTCATTAGCTAACACGATTAAAAAAAATGTACCTAATGTTACTAATGATAAATCGCTTAAAGAACTATTAGATAGTTTAGTTGATGACGTATTAAAAGGCGCAGCTAAAGGTAAATTTGCAGACACCGCTGAAATTACTAAATTCGATCAACAAATACCGTTAAGTGAAAGAACTAGAAAGGCACTTACTAAAGTTAGTCCGCAAGATGTTGGAATGATTGGATCAGATTTTGGAGAATGTTTAGGAGCAATTGCATTATTAAAAAGTGTAGTTAACGCTGGATCTGGAATTGTATTTCCAGCCGCCGAAGCCAATCCTTTAGCAGATTTTCAATTAGACGGATTTAACGTATCGGCAAAATACAACAAAGGAGGAGCAGCAACCATAACAGACACAGTAAAAAATATTAAGCCCGAGCAATTAACCACACCCGGACAAAAATCGTTATATAAATTACTTACAACTATTATAAGAGAAGATGGAGTTCAAGGTCCTCTAAGTATTGCAAAAGCATTAAAATTAGACGGAATGGATAAACTCTCTCAAATTATAAAAGTACCGGTTAAAGATATTAATGCGCAGTCTATAAACGATTACCTTAATAAATTACTAAAATCTGCAACTACCGACGAACAAAAAGATGCCATTATAAAAAAGAAATTTGCGCCTTTCTTTGCATCTATTAAAAAAGCGCCTGGTTTTCCTATAAGATGGAGAGACATATCTCCTAAAGCTTATTATGGAGTAATTACTTCTCCATTGGTTAATTACGTAGCGGCTTCCCTAAACTCTAGTAAAGTTTATAAAAAAGCCTTAACCGATATAATGAGCAAATCAGAAGTTAAACAATTATATTTAACAATGAACGTTAAACAGAATACTGCTAGATTTAATCTAAAGAGCTTCTCTTCTTCTGAATTTGAATTCGAATCCTCATTGTCAATATACAATCCAAAAAATAAGAGGTTAGCATTTAGAATGCTTTAATTTGTTATGGCAATTCAATATTTTTGCTCATTAGGAACCATTTGTCACCCTGCAAGACTATTACAACGCATTCACGTTAAGACTGTATCCTATCCATTTGATTGGCTATTTACAGACGAAAAAATTATCATAGATGTATTAAACAATGATTTTAATAAGTTTATGGACAAATCTTATTATTTAGATGCTGCGCATAATTTCAATGATAATGGTTGTGGACACTCCGAATATCACGAGGATTTTTTCTTTCACAAGAACCCAAGAAAAGAAGAAGACTATTTGTACTATCAAAGGTGCATTACTAGATTTAAAAACATGCTACATGATAATGCAGATAAACTATTCATCATGATGTATGCACCAGGCACAACTAAACATCCAACTGAAGTTTATAAGCTATTTGAACAAGGCATAAGTAAAGAGGATATTATCGCTGATATTAGACTAAGAGGACAAAATCTTAATAATACTCTTATGAATTTTACTAACAACTATAAACTGCTTATAGTCATGAGTTTTGGTAATAACGACAAGCAATCATTCGAGTTAGATCGTAATGGAAACGTCGATTATTTAATATTAAATACGCTTGCAGAATCTACAGGTGTTACCTTTAAAGATACCCACACAGCAGACAATTCTTTACTTTCTGGTATTATATGCGAATATTACTTTAAAAAATAGATGTTCACCACATACTTTAGATATTTATTTTCAATTATTTTTATTAAATTGGTTATATGAAAAAGATTACGTACGGTGTCATGAAAACTATCGATGGCATCAAAATACATTACATTCAAGATCCGGGACAGAATAGAAAACCTCACAATTTGAAAGGCCCTGCAATGATTTATGCTGACGGCAAAGAGGAATACTACATAAATGGACTTAGAATGTCCCATTCTCAATTTTTATTAATTAGTAAAAAGCGCATCTACGACTCTGTGGCAGAAGAGGCTTAGTGGCATATTTATTAGAAAACTAGAAAACTATGAAAATAGCAATTAAAGGCGTTATCGTCTTATTTTTATTGGCCGCCATTTGGTTAATTTTTAAACAATTTGAAGGCGCTAGATTCCAAACAGAGTCTTACGAAAACACAATCGATTCTTTGGCCGTTCATATTGATTCCTTACATGTTCAGAACGATAGTTTAGAAACCGCTATCATTGACGAAGAGTACAAGAATAAAGTGCTAATAGTTAAATCGAACATTTTAAAAGACAATATTAAAGCTTTAAAAGAAGACAAATCAGAGTTAGAGGCAGCAGCTAAAATGCGACCTCATGAGATTGACAGCTTCTTTGTTGTTAGATACGCAGAGCAATATAAAGTTGAAACTAAGGACACAACCATATTACCAGTGCCGGTTTCAAAAGCAGTCGTAGTTGATTTGTTGGATTTTGATAGAACAAAGAATATTGTTTTAAATCAAGACAGCTTGATCACTAACTTAGAATCTACTGTAAATGGTAAAGATAAAGTAATTGTAACCTTAAGAACTAAAGAGGGCAACTACGAATCAATCATACAAAAGCAAGTTCAACAACAAGACAACTATAAAATTATGGTTGAAGGCTTAAAAGGCGACATTAAAAAATTGGACAGAAAAAATAAAATCAATAAGCTTACTAAATTTGGAATGGGTTTTCTAATCCTTGGTCTTGCAGTAACGCATAAATAATGGCAGACAGTCAGATTGATATAAAAGAAAGAATTAAGCACGAGTTTATAACTTGCGCTAAAGATCCGGTGTATTTCATGAAGAAGTACTACATGATCCAACATCCACAAAGAGGCAGAATGTTGTTCGATCTTTATCCTTTCCAAGAGAAGGTATTAACCTTATTTCAAAAACACCCCGAATCCATAATCAATAAGTCAAGACAGTTGGGTATCTCTACTCTAGTGTCCGCTTACTCTTTGTGGATGATGATATTTTCAAAAGATAAGAACGTTCTTGTAATTGCAACCAAGCAGGACACTGCAAAGAACATGGTTACAAAAGTTAGATTTGCTTACGATAACCTTCCAAACTGGATGAAGATTGGAGCGGCCGCAACTTCCAACAACGCATTAAGTTTAAGACTAACTAACGGTTCTCAAATCAAAGCTGTATCGGCAGCAGGTGATGCAGGTCGTTCGGAAGCCGTATCTTTGCTAGTGATTGATGAGGCCGCGTTTATCGATAATATTGAAACCATCTACACTGCTGCTAAGATGACCTTGGCCACCGGTGGTGGATGTATAGCTTTATCTACTCCTAACGGTGTTGGTAACTGGTTCCACAAATCTTACACAGAAGCACAATTACAAAAGAATAGTTTTCTACCTATTTCTTTACCTTGGAATGTCCACCCTGAAAGAGCACAAGACTGGAGAGACAAGCAAGACACTGATTTGGGAGCTAGAATGGCTGCTCAAGAGTGCGATTGCGACTTTGCAACTTCAGGTAACACCGTAATTCCTCCAGAAATTTTAAGTTGGTACGAGGCCAATATGATATCCGAGCCAATCAATAGAGAAGGCCAGGAAAAAGCACTTTGGATTTGGGAATATCCCAAGCCCACCACGTACTACATGGTGGTAGCTGACGTAGCGAGGGGAGACGCAATGGACTACTCTGCATATCACGTTATAGATACAGAGACATTAACACAAGTAGCTGAATTTAAAGCCCAGACAGATACCAGGGTGTTTGCCAACGAGTTGATAGCAATAGCAACCAGATACAATCAAGCTTTATTGGTAATTGAAAACGCAAATATAGGTTGGGACGTAGTTCAAGGCGTGGTAGAGAGTGGCTATTCCAATATACACTTTAGCCACAGATCTGACAGTAACGCTGACTTAAACAGCTATTTACAAGTGCATTACGGGAACTCTACTTTGGTACCAGGATTCACCATGAGCACCAAGGTTAGGCCTTCGGTACTAGAAAAGATGAGAGATTTTATTGAAACCAAAACGGTAGTTATAAGATCGATTAGATTATTAGAGGAGCTTCGCGTATTTATATGGAAGAACGGTAAGCAACAGGCCATGTCAGGATACAACGATGACTTGGTCATGGCTTTCGCGATCGCTATGTATTTGAGAGAAACTTCTTTGAGATTTAAAAGAACGGCAGAAAGCCTAACTCACGCTACTTTAAATGCGTATACAAAAGCGGGAGACGATAGCCCGATGTACCAATCTTATACTAATTATGGTCAAAATCCATGGAAACAAGAGATAGTAACTCCCATGGGACAAGAACAACAAGATTTAACTTGGCTTTTATAACAATATAATATGGCAGAGAACAAACAAGACAATCTATTTTCGGCACTAAGAAGACTATTCTCGACTGATGTCATTATCAGAGATTCTGGAGGTAAGAACTTAAGCGTAATAGATACAGAGCACATCCAGACTTCTGGTGTAATTCAAACTAACTCGTTAATCGATAGATTCCACAAGGTATACACTACGTCTACTGCTTATGGAGTTAACCTAAATCTAGCGCAGAACTACCAATCATCTCGTGTACAAATATACGCTGATTACGATGCAATGGACACTGATGCCATCATCGCTTCTGCTTTGGATATTATCGCAGATGAGTGTACTTTAAAGAACGATCAAGGTCAAGTATTACACATTACTTCTGCGGACGAAAACATTCAAAATATACTAGAAAACCTGTTCTACTCGGTAATGAACATAGAATTTAATCTATGGTCTTGGATTAGAAACATGTGTAAGTACGGTGATTTCTATTTAAAATTAGAGATCGCAGAAAAGTACGGAGTTTACAACGTAATTCCATTTTCTGCTTACAATATCGTTAGACAGGAAGGTTTTAATCCTAAGAATCCAAACGAGGTAAGATTTAAATTCGATCCTAACGCTGCTATGAGTTCTACGACAGGATACACTTCGGCCTACAACAATCAAGATCCAGGAATTTGGTTTGATTTGTACGAAATGGCTCACTTTAGATTCTTGGGTGACGTTAACTATTTACCTTACGGTAGATCTTACTTAGAACCAG